GTTTGGCCAAGTGGAGTTAATATTACGGAAAGTGTTCCCTTTCAATTGGAGGATGGAACTTTCACTAAGATGGCTGTGTCTCAAACTGGGGTTACAGGTGTTTTCTATGATGCTTCAGTCGAAAAATTTGTTCCAGGTACAAGTTACTACCCAGGTGTTTATACACTTCCCACTGCTGCTACTACGGTAATGGGAACCATGACCAATACTAATGGTGTGGCTGGTAATGTAATGTTCAAATTTGGTTACATCAATTTGGCTGGCCAGTCTGTACAATCAGGCTCTGCTACATCCGCTCTGTCAAATGTTGCACATTCGACAGTTTCTTATGACTATACTACCAATGCGAATTGGGCTGCTCACGTGGCGATTGTTGCTAATTCAACTTTGAGTATGGGGATGTGGTTTGCTATAAGTATCGTACCTACTGCTGGTGTGTACCAACAAGGACCTGCTGCTTACTTCGCAGTTTTCTTGAATGGTGCAACTGTCACTGCTTCTCTGGTTTGGACTTCTCAAAGTCTTTGGAGTTTGCTACCTAATGGTGGCGCAGCTGCAAAATTACAATATGATTTAGCAGTAAGGCACAATGTCACTGGTCAGAATGTAGTATTTTCTAACAATTCTGCCGAACTCATCAAAGGGGGTAACATTTATGCTGCACGATTGCCTGGAAACTCGTTTAATCAGTTACCAGGAACGCTACAAGGTATCAGTGACATACTGAACTCTCAGGTTCACCATGCTCTAAAAGCAAGTGACTTAGCTAAAGGTGTTAGTTATTCCTTTACGCCTGAGAAATTACAGGATTGGCTTTTTGAACGGTCAGTCAGTGTAAGTCCGTATGATGGTAATGCCGAAAACATTCCCTATTTTGTTTGTGTCTATGATGCTTCATCGATTGGCTTGGGTAGCTCAGTTCCTACTCTCACCCTTAAGGGTGCCATATCTATTGAATATCTTTCAACCGACCCCTCTAACTTTTATGTTTCCTCTCCTTCTAATTCTATACTATTTGATGCAATATTGAATGCACTAGCTTGCCAAAATTGTGTGTCTGAAAATCCTGAACATTTGAAGAATATCAAAAACGTAATTAAAAAGGTTTTGACCTCTGATAATCTGAAAATGGCAATCCGACTCATGATCCAAGCCGGTGTAGCTGTTGC